TTTTTCTGCTTAAACGGATAATTTCTTTAATAAGAAAGAGTATGATGATTAAATAAATCAACGATACATTATCCATCAGCCTCACCTCCCCCTAAAAAAGGAGAAGGCAAAAGATATTACCCCCTCCTTTTACGAAGGGGCTAAAACCGCCAAAACCGTGGCAAACCCTTTTCTGCCCTTTATTCTACAGCATTTTACAAAATATTGCAAGCATTGCAGCGCAGGGGCCGGCCCCTGCGTTTTTTATGCTTTAATTGATCACCCGCACCTGCACAGCCAAATCCACCGCGGGCTTTGCGCCCTTGGCAAAGGCCACCGGCGTGCCGTTTTGGTTTTCCAGCCACAGCTTTTCCACCCCCTGGTACTCCAGCAGTTCCTCGGTATCCAGGTCGGCAAAGGCGTCCAGGGCGGTGCGGCCCGCCTTTGTTTGGGCAACAATATCCGCCTGGGTTATTTGCTGGCGGTATACCCCCGCCTGGTTGGGCTGGGGCGTCCACTTTACGGCAGGCAGGGGCAGGGTGGTAATTTCCGTGGAGGAGGCTTTAAAAAAACCCAAAACCCCATCCTGCTTGCCATAGAAAGTGCCGTCCTCCGCCTCATTTGCCCCCTGCACATGGGCGGCGGCGTCCTCCTCGTGGTCCAGCAGCTGCTGCTGCACCGCCCCGCCGGAGGCCCAGCAGTGGCGGGAAGCCTTGTCGAAGTTGATAGTAACAACCTCCCCGGCCTTCCAGGCATCGCTTACCGCCGGGCCTGTGCCCTGGTACAGGCTGTAGGGTACGCCGTTTACCGTTATGGTATCGCCCTGGGCAAAGGCCCTGGGCATTTTTACGGTGACGGCAAAAATAGCGCCGTCCTCCTCCGGCACCGGGGAGTTGGGGGCAATTTGGAAATCGGCGGCGGTTTCTAAAACCGTCCCGGTATTGGCAAAGTTGGACCATTCCTTGGCCTTTTCATCAATTTTTGTGAAGTTTTCCGCCACTTTGCCAATGTCGGCGTCGTCGTTTTCCCCCATAATATTCAGTTTCAGGTATTCGCTTGTCTGCATTGTCCTTGCCTCCTATATCTTCTGATTGCCCATGCGCAGGGTGTTCCAGCTTTGGCCCCTGGGCTGGCCCCAGCTGCCATATTTGGCCTGCACCTCTCCCCAGGTCTGGTACTTGTACATCACATTGACCACAAGGTTTGCGGGGATGAGGTCATACAGCATTTCATACAGTGGGGCAAGGTCGGGCAGCTTGCTGACGCCCTTGTAATAGATGTGGATAACATAGGGCTCGCCGGTGCGGTAAAAATCCCCCCAGCGCTGGGCCTTTACTGCCCCCCAGCTTCCATGCTCCTCCCTGGCCTGGGCCCAGGTGATGTTTTGGGCGTTCCACTGGTATTCAATTTCCACCGGGACGCCCAAATAGGTTTCCACCACGTCCCGCAGGGTGTCCAGGTTGATGACGCCCCGGGAGCGCAGCTTTGCCAGGCTTGCGTTGCGCCTTTCCTCCAGGCTGCCGCCAATGGGGGGCGACACGCCCAGTATTGTTTCCCAGCGGGCTATGCCCTCCTCGTTGGCATACAGTACGTTGGCGTTGTCGGTGTGCCGCTTTACGGCGGCGTTGATGCCATCCAAATAGGGGTTGATGATTTTGGCCAGCTCTTCCATTTCCTTAATACCCTGGAACACCCAGGGCAGGGACTGCATATAATCTGCGGGGATTTCGTAAAACTTAGGCACCGGGCTGCGCCTCCCTTAGCTCCACTGTCCCCAGGGCTGCCACCTCAAAATCCCCAAAGGCTTTGTTCAGGGTCACGTTGCCCATCACCCCGTTTATGGCAACGTCGGTGGCGTCCCGTATGCCTGGGCCGGCGTCCAGGATAGTGGCAATGATTTTGGAATAAAACAGGGTGTCCTCCTCAAATTTCAGGCTAAGGATGTGCTGCTTTAAGGCCGCCCGCACCTTTTCCTCCACAATATTAAACTGGGCGCTTTCCCGCAGCTTTAAGGCGGCAGTGATGTTGATAGGCTTTTCTTTTACGGTGGAAACAATGGCCCGGTGGCCAACGGGGGCAATTCCCGCCCCGTCCTCCTTTACCACATCCTGCACCCGCCGCAGCAGGTCCTCGGTTGCCGGCTGGCCCAGGTCGTCGGTGATAATAATGCCCACAACCCCCGGGCCCATAATGTTGGCGCCAAAGACTTCCACGCTGCCAACGCCGGCAATTTCCATGACTTTCAGCTTGTAGTCCGCCTTGTTGCCGCCGTAGGGGTAGGCGCGAACCCACAGGTATACCCGTTCCCGCAGGCTTTCGTCTGTTTCCAGGTCCCTGGCGGGGATTAACGGGTCGCTGGCCAGCCTGGCATAACCGAAGGAACCGCCAATATTGTCCACCGGCAGCAGGCTTTCCCGGGGCCAGTTGCCCACAGTCCCCGCCTGCTGGCAAAGGGCCCGGTACTGGCCCCTGCCTATGCGCTCCGTCAGCTGGAAGGTCACTTCGTCTATGGCAAACCGGGTGCCGACGGGCACATCGTAGGGGTTGTTTTGGCTGTCAAAGGTGTTTATCTGCCGCACGGCCTGGGTGGGCTGCTCCCGCTGGCGGCCACCGGCCCCACAGTGTGGGGCCACAAGTTTGCCTCCGGCAAACTTGCGGCAACTCCTGCCTTTGAAGAAGCTTTACAAGTTTGGCTTTGCCAAACTTGCAGCCCTTCGCTAAAGCGAAGGGCGTGTGGCCGTGTCCAAAAACAGCTGGGCGCCCATGAGTATGCTTAACATATAGTTTTGCCGGGCAATAAAATAGGCGGAAGGGGCCAGGGTGTTGAACATAATGGATCCCTCCCGCTTGTCCACATCGTCGGGGACCTGGGAAAGCATATCCTTCTGAATTTCTGCGTAGCTCCAGCCGCCCTGTATGCTACTTAATTTGCTGGTGTCCAATGGTGAACCTCCTTTCTGCCGGCACATCGCCGAAAATGGTTTCCACTGTAAAGGCTGCAACGGCGTTTTCTCTGTCCATGGAAAAGTGAAAATCCCTAACGCCTGTGATTCTGTCATCCTGGAACAGGGCCTCCTCCAAGCGCCTGCGGATGTCCGCCTCCACATAGCCCCGCCGTTTGCCAATGAGTTCTTCCAGCTCCACCAAATAATCCTCCGAATAAATTTTGTAGGAAAACCTTTCGTCGGAAAGGATGAGGAAAACAGCCTGGTTCATGGCCTCCACGGTGTCGGCAATCCGGCGCCCCAGCCGCTTGTTTTCCAGGTCAAGGTGGTAGGTCCTGGTGGTTGGCCTGCCGCCGTCAAGATTGCGGTATGTTTTTAGTACGCTCATTTTGTTATTCCTCCGGGACCCGCCCCACGGTGTGGGGCTGCAAGTTCGCCTGGGGCGAACTTGTGGCAGCTTCTTCTGGTACCCTGTCTAAGATGATGTATTTTTGGGAGCCCGCCTTTTGCTGCACTAAGTACCGCTGGCCTGGCTCCATTTTGTCATACTCCAGGGTAACGGGCACCTTGTCCCACTTGAGCCGGGACAGCTCCACCCTCTCCCCCGGCTGCTTTTCAATAAGCACCTGGTTTTGCAGTTCCTCCGGGGTCAGGTCAAAAGAAACCTTTACTTTGTACTTTTTCAGATGTTCCGGCACCTCCACAAAGCCCATGTCAATTTCTATGGGCTTGTTGTCCACCTTTAACCCCGCCCCGGTGTAGGTGGCAAACAGGGCGTCTGACGGGTTGCTGGCCCTTAAAACCTCCCAGGCCACCTGGGCTATCATCTTTTTCAGTTCCTGTCCAAAGGCTAAGCTGTCTATGTCCAATCCCCCCATCTCATGTTCATGCTCATGGTGTGCCGGGCGCTGGTGAAGGTGTGGGTGACGCTTTCCACAACCATCCAGCCACTAATCCCCTCCTGGCTAAGCTCCACCTTGACGCCGCTGCCGCCGTGTACCCTTGTATCCCCCATAGCCTCCAGGCGCAGGGTTTGGGCCTCCTTGTTTTTTAAGGCCAGGAGCATTTGGGCTAATTGTTCCATTTGGGCGTCGTTGCGGTTGGTGCTCACCTTTTCAAAGTGCATAATCTTGCCCCACCGGGCAATATTGGCGCTGTCCTGGGCAATGTAGATTTTCCGCACCCCCGCGTCCTTGTCGTCCTTTGCCAGCCTGATGAAGTTTGCCACGTTGTCTTCGTCAATGGACTTTGTGTATTCAAAGCCGGTGCAGAGGCTTTCCTCCCCGATGACCAGGGGCAGGCGCAGGTCCAGGGTGTCCACAAGGTCCAGCTGCCCGAAATTGTCATACAGGGTGTACCAGTAGCCGTTGAGCCCTAAGTTTTCCCGTATGCCGTCATAGAGCATATCCAGGTGACTTTGGCTGTCAAACAGCTTTTTGGAGAGGTTCACTTCCGTGCTGTCAATATTCCCCAGGCGGATGCGGTCGTTGTCCGACACCTGCAGGGCCACGGTGTTCACCCAGTCGGAAAGGGGCATTTCCTTGCGTAAAATGGTGTTGGTGGGCTTAAAGTATCGCAGCTGGTCGGCGCAGGTGCATTGAAAGCGCTCCCTGGCGCCGCTGGTGCGCTGCAAGTAGCCATAAAAAATATTGGCCCCGTTGTAGGTAAAGGTGACGGTGGAACCATTTTCAAAGCGCCTGCCCCCCTGGCGGGGATATTCAAAGCGCAGGGTACTGGCTCCGTTGTTCCAGGGCTGCTGCACCTTTACGCTGCCCGCTATTTCGGAAAGGTTGTAGACGCCGGTAGGGTCCATTACTAAAAGTTCGCCGTTTGCCATTCATCCACCGCCTATCTGAATGAGTCCTTAAATCTATTGTATGCGTCTTTGATTGCTTCCAAAGTTTTTTGATTTTCCTCATAATACGGAGAATTATGTTGAATGTTTGAAATGACTTCTTTTATCCGTTCCGATATATATTTGTTATCTTCTGCCCATGGGCGTCTTGGGTCGTAATTTGGTCCGCCAAATCCATAAAATTTTTTAGGGTCAGGGTCCACGGGGAGGGCTTCCACCCGCCCGGTGGCCGCGTCTGTAACCACTGGGTTTACCGGGGCTAAGGGGGTTCCGTAGCCCTTGTGCCAGGAGCGAAAGGGCTCGTTGGTTTGGTCGTAGGCGGTTTGGTTTACCGGCACCGGGTGGGGCGGGGCCTGGGGCAGCTTCCCCGGGCGGGGGATTTCCGGGATTTCCGCTTCCCGCACCGCCGCCTCCTTGTACTGGGTGACGTTGACAGAAACATTGTACACCCCGGCGTACACTTCCTTGCACTGGCAGCTTTTCACCAGCACCTGCTCTGAAATGCTGCTGTACTTTGACTTTACCACCAGCCGCACCGGCTCCTTGCTTTCCAGCATTTCCTCCAAACCTGCCATAATGGTTTTGGCGGGGGCAAAGCCGGGGCCGTGGTAATGCTCCGGGTATTCCTGAAGCTGGCATTCCCAAGACCATTCCTTTAGGTCCGGGTCGTCGGCCTTGGGGAAATACCCTGTGCCAATGCCGTTGTATGTGGTCAGCTTCCGGCTTTTGGGGGAATTAAAGGCCGTTACCCCATAAAAAAATATACTGTCCAAGTAAACTTCGTACAAGTTACCCCTCCTTTCCTAAAGTGTTGGCGCAGGCCCCACAGTGTGGGGCCACAAGTTCGCTTGCGCGAACTTGCAATATTTTATAGCGTTGGCGCGACTTCTATGGCGGTGTGCAGGCTGTCTATGGTGGCCTGGGTAAATTCCTCAAAATCCGCTGTTTCCCGTATTACGGTGCCGTAAAAGTTATTTTGTGGGGCCAGGGTGGCGGTGGTAAACTTGGCAAGCCACTGCTGCCCCTTAATGTCCAGCATATATTTCAGGCTTTCCTCCTCAATTTCCACCTGGCCCTTGACGCTGATGGGCGCGGAGTTTGTCACCTCCACCGGCAGGGTCTGGCTCATGGAGGGGAAGCCCTTTTCAAAGCCGGCCAGGGTTTCCCGGGCCTTGTTCAAGTCCATGTCCGTCTGCATGGTAATATCCTTGTTCAATTCATCGAGCAAAAGCACCCCTGTAGCTAAGCCGGCCAGGGCGGAAATGAGCCCCAGCACATTCCCCGTCGCCGCGCTTGTCACGGCGCTGAACACCATGGTGGCCGTTGCGGCGGCCATTTGTACCCCCTTGTATACAATAAAGGCCGTGGTTGCCCCTACCACCACCGGGGCCAGCCAGTTTAAGTTTTCCGTTACCCAGGCAATGCCGCTGCCAATGAGCCGCATTCCGTTGCCCATCAGGTTGATAAAGGGCTGGTATTTCCCCGTTGCCATTTCCTTGTTCAGCCGCTGCATGACCCCTGCAAGGGTTTCCATGGCGGGGGCGGCGCTTTCCGCAATGGCCGTTTTCATGTTGGAAGCAAAAATATTTGTTTGAGTCATTAGGTTGTTAAAATTGGCGTCCACCACCTCCTGGGTTGCCCCAAAGCGGTTGAACATCTCATCCACATAACCAAGCAGGCCCTCTATGTCGCCGGTATCCGCAAAGGCCCGTATTTTCGCCCCGGAAAATCCACTCATGTTAAACCGGGATTTAATTGACATGGTATCCCCGGAAAGCAGCTCCCGCATGGCGAATACCAGCCCCACAGTGTGGGGCCACAAGTTTGCCCAAGGCAAACTTGCGGTAACTCCTGCCTTTGAAGAAACTTCCGCAAGTTTGGCTTTGCCAAACTTGCAGCCCTTCACTGAAGGGCATACGTCCTCCGGC